TACAAATCAGAATGGAACTGTATTACCTGATGCAGAGGCAAATAAAATTGTTCGGCCGTCCGATAGCAGCTCTGGAAATGAAATCAAGCCATTTCCCAATTCACGAAAGGGAGATATGACACGCTCGCGTATTGCCGAAATGCTGTATTTCATTGCATTTGGAAAGCAGTATTATGGCGATTTAGACCCATATAAATATCGTCCTTATGGCGGCGAGGTAGTTGGATATATCGAGGTGTATAATCCTTACACAGAAGATGTGTATGAGCGCTGCAAGGGACTATGAGAAAACGAATCATATATACGATAATATCGAAGTTTAGTATAAGGCATATGTTTTCTCATTGTAAGTATTGATTTCTATTTTAGACGTTACAAACTATAACGAAAAAGAGTCATGATTTGCAGTCATGGCTCTCTTTTTCGTTTCCAAAGGCATTTGATTGTATGTCTCTAGATCAATGAGTATAGGAATCGCTGATAAAATAAAGGCCATCAGATTGGTGTATATTTTTTCATCCGAACAAGGAGGAAAATTGGACACACAGCCAAAGCTATGTGGAGATCGAGGATACTACAGTGCGGGCAAAAAAGATATGCTAAGATGACTCGGCTGAATTTATCAGTGCTTCCTATATATCTCACATATGAATGAACTGATGGCATGGATTTTTGCACCACAACCCAAGAAAGTCAGCATAAAGCTGAAGTGCTTCATCCTCCAACACAAATTTCAATCCAGCCCTTGAAAACAACAATCCACAGCCCATTCCCCTGGACTGCGATACAAACAAGCGAACCGTCCCATAAATAAATCCTTATCAAACTCAATCTGAGTCCCACTATACCGCAGATCGCTCCAAAGTCTTTCTCTTGTTCTCCCTCTTAGCAAATTGCCACCCAACTGCTTCCCATTCCTACACACTCACTTCCATCCCATCCCGAAACACCACTGTCAGCCCCTTATCCACGCCCACGGTCACATAATCCACCATACTCGCCCAAAGCTGGCTGTCGAACACTGCCATAGGCTCGGTCTGTGCTTTGAGCCGCTTGATAAACTCTGCCAATCGCTCGGACTGCACTTCCTTAGCAGAGATGGCTTCCGTCACCTCATCAAACCGCGCCTTTGCAGTATTGTACCGCGCTACCAGCCCCTCGTAGTGCTTCTGATACTCCTCCTGATTCTGTGCAATGCGAGCGTTCTGCCTAACGCAGTTCTCCGTCATCTCCACCAATACCGCCAACTCCTGCTGCAGCTTGACTTTCTCCTCCGTGAGAACCGTCGTGTCGCAAAGCGTCTGCTTGATGAGCCGAGCATTCGCGGTGATCTCATCTCGCTCCGTCACCAGTCGATTGAACGCCGTAACAAAGGCCGCCTTGATTTCCTCTTCCGTCACATGAGGAGTTCGGCATTTTTGTCCATCGTACTTGTTGTTGCAGCGGTAGATGATGCGTCTGTATTTATCTGTGGAATGCCAAACTTTAGCGCCGAAAGAACCGCCGCACTCGCCGCATCGGATTTTCCCCGAGAAAATGCTTACACCACTGTATCTCCCGCCCTCCCGTGTGCGTCGCTCCATCTCCCTCTGCACCATCTCGAACACGGCAGGGTCGATGATGGCGGGATGGCTCTGTTCCACGAAGTAGCTTGGCACTTGCCCGCAGTTCTTGACGGCTTTCTTGGTGAGGAAATCCGGCGTGAAGGTCTTCTGGATTCTCGCGCATCCCGTGTATTTCTCGTTGAGGAGGATGCCCTGGATGGTCTTCGCGTTCCATCTCTCCTTGCCCGTGACCGTCAGAATGTGCCGTGCAGTCAACTCTTTGGCAATCTTGCAAGCCGTCATACCTTCCAAAAAAAGCTGGAAAATGAGCCGCACGATCTTGGCCTGCTCCTCGTTGATGGCGAGATTGCCGTCCTCGCCCTTGTCGTAGCCGAGAAAACGGGAGTAGCCGACGGAGAACTTGCCGTCTGCGAACCTCTTCCGCAAGCCCCATGTGACGTTCTCAGAGATGGAGCGTGCTTCCTCTTGCGATAGGCTGGAAAGAATTGTCAAGAGAATTTCGCCGCGAGCCTGAAATGTCCAGATCGCCTCTTTTTCAAAGTAAACCTCGATGCCGTTTTCCTTGAGTTTCCGTATGGTGGTGAGGCTGTCCACTGTGTTTCTGGCGAAGCGCGACACGGATTTCGTGACAATCAGCTGAATCTTGCCGTCCAGCGCGTCCTGCACCATGCGGGTAAAGCCCTCACGCTTTTTCATGGAAGTCCCAGTCACGCCTTCATCCGAATACATTCCGGCAAACTCCCAGTCCGAGCGGCTCTGGATGTAGTTGGTGTAATAATCCACCTGGGCAGCGTAGGATGTTTTCTGGTCTTCATTGTCCGTAGAAACCCGCGCATACGCCGCCACTTTGCGCTTTTCTGCACTCGCCAGCGGCACTTCCGAAAATCTATGGATGCTAGCGGGGATGACCGTCACATTCCGCATCGCGTTCACGTCCTTTCCATCGTTTGTATTCCGCTTGCCGCCGTGCTTGTGCGGCATCGAACATCTCCTGTGTCACCAGCGGCTCGTGGTCGTTTTCGATGATTTCTTCCTGCCTGCTCTTTGAGAACTGCGCCTTGATTCGGCGAACGCCGAGGTAGAAGTCGCTTTCCAGCGTATAGGCGATCAGCTTGCGGGATATTTTCCCACGAAAGCTGCCATAGCCGTCGGCTTCCAGCTTCCGTGAGATGTCGGTGATTTGCCAGCCGTCGAGGTAATATTGGAATATCAGCCGAACTGCCTCGGCTTCTTTGGGAACAAGCACATAGCCCTGCTCCCTCGACCATTGGTAGCCGAAGGGCTTCTTATGCGGGTCGGTACGCTTCTTCTCCGCTTGATTGAAATAGTGGATTCTCGCCGTCTTGACCGTGCCATCGTAGAAGTAGAATTCCAACACGTCCGTATCGGTGGTGAGGATTTTCTCCACTGTCCGAGCAAATGCAGTTTCGTCAAATTCCGTCAATCCCAGTACCTCGCAGGAAGCCTCCCGCAGCCGATAGCCACGGATGTTCCTCGCATCGCACGTCCGCTTGCGGATTTTGTCGTAGCAAAACCAGTGTTCCTGCAAGCCGTCGTGTCCGTTGGTTCTGGTCGCTCCCTTGACAAAGTGTGCGCCGCATTTGCCGCAGATGATTTTCGCCGAGAAGCAGCTTGGCTTTACGATGCGATGCGCTGCCGGGTTGAATTCGTAGCTCGCCTTGATTTTCTTCTGCACCCTCTCGAACGTCTCTCGGTCAATAATGGCAGGGTGATTGTCCGTGATGTAGTAGCGCGGCAGCTGTCCCTTGTTCTCGATGATTCTGTGCGTCCGAGGGTTTTCCGTGATGTAGCGCTGCAGAAGGACATCGCCGGCATAGACCATGTTCCGCAAGGCGTAGCGAATGAACGGTACGGATGAAGCATGGCCATGTTTCTGCAGCCAGCGGGATGTCTGACTGAGCGGAATATCCTTGAGGAAATTGTCGTAAATCACCCGGATGGCCTCTGCCTCTTCCTCGCAGATGACGAAGGACTTGCCGTCCCAGCGGTAGCCATAGGCGGCAGCGTGCCATTGCTCCCCTCGCTCGAATTTCTTCTGAATCGACCACTTGGCATTGTCGGATTGGCTGCGGCTCTCCTCTTCCGCAAAGCCCGCCAAGATTCCGAGCATGAGTTCTCCGTCCGCCGAGAGCGACTGGATGTTCTCCTTCTCGAACCACACGTCGATGCCGAGGGATTTTAAGTGCCGCACGGTTTCCAACAGATCTACCGTGTTTCTGGCAAATCTTGAAATGCTCTTGCAGAGAACAATGTCGATTTTCCCGGCATCGCAATCCTCGACCATTCGCTTGAATTCTGCCCGACGGCGAATCCCACCGCCGGAGATGCCGCTGTCGGCGTACACCCCGGCATAGATCCATTCGGGATTGTTCTGGATGAGCTTGCTGTAGTAGCTGACCTGTGCCGAGAGCGAATGGTTCAGCCTGTCCGATTCCACGGAAACACGAGCATAAGCTGCCACTTTCTTTTTGGGCGTAAGTGTCGCCACGGTCGGTTCTATGCGTGT